CTACTATTTTATATCAAACTATTTTAACCACTTTTTTATTATAACTATTTATATTTTATTACATACTATTTTATTATTATTTATTATATTATAACTTTATGGGGTGGGTTAGTTCGTGCCCCTTTTTGCTTTGTTTGTGAGTGATGCAAAAATATTTATTTGTTTTGCTTGTTTTTATTCGGTCGTTTAGGTGCAAGCATATTTTTTTATTTGTTTTTGTGGGTGCTGAGGGGTGCCCCCCTCCCTATTTTTTGAAAAACTACCAGAAAAGCCGGTTACTCCCCCTTCAAACTCGAAAAAAAATGACAAAACTGAAAAAATGTAGTCAAAAGTAGTAAAATGTAGTCAAAAGTAGTTGACAAAACTGACAAGAGGGGTTATAATGGGGCTGACAGAACTGACAAAGAGAGGTGTGAAATGGCAGTGAGATTAAAGAATGTGGAACTGGAAATGACTTGCAAGGAAAATGAGGCGATGGAAGGTTTGATAATGGAAACATTTTTGAAACTTGGGAACTATTTAGGGTGCCAAATGGACTTGTATGCGGTGCTTAAAGACAAAAAGGTGGGCTGGTTTATGCACGGGCTTGATATGAGTGAGAGGCAAGACACGACTGAGATTGTTGTTGAGTGTCAAAAGGCGATTGGGCAATATAAACGAGTGCTCTACTGTTTGAGGCGATACCTAAGAGAGCGAATTGATGATTGCCATTTTGATGGGCAGATTGCTGGACCAGGTATTGATGAGTACCACGAGATTGATAAAAAGATTTGCGAGTTGGCAAAGAGATTTAATTGTGAGGTTGGCGATGAGCAACGAAAATAAATATGGCGAAGAGGAAATGTTGAACGATATAGATGTTCTTACAAAGAAAAATGTGAAACTCGAAAACGAGAAAGAGAACTTAGAGGCTCAACTGAGTGGGTGTCACAACTATATTGAGCAGGTGCACAGAGAGTTTGAGAAAAAGGACAAAGAAATCGAGTGGCTAAAAACTGATGCCGATGAGATGAGGTGGAATGTTAGGAACTTGATTGCTCTATATGATAAGGCTGAGAGCGAGCATCGAAACGATAAGATAGAGTTTGCAATCACTCATTTGTCAATCTTAAAGTTGAGATTTAGAGAACTTGGTGTTGTCGACTTCATTTATAGAGAGATAGATGATGAAATATATAGATTAAAGAAATTGCGAGAGGTTGAGAAAGATGGGAAAGATTAAATACGAATTTTTAAGTAAGTTGGTGCCACTAATGAGCCGAGATGAGCAAAAGGCTATGATGAGGGCTGCAAGAAAAGTTGGTGGCGACCCGGCTGAACTTGTTATACAAATTTCGAGGGGCATTGTTTTGCAAAATGGGTGCCATTTGTCTATACAAGCAAGTTGTGGGCACTATTGCTCACCAAGATTGACATTGCCTTATAAATGCTACGAGAGTTTTGAGGTGGCGATTTGCGATGATGTGAATGGTGTGTTTTTGAGTGCTAGTGATTTGTTTGGCGATGGCGATGAACTTGCAGTGAAAGTTGATGAATATGCGAGTGGCGACAAGATTTTCGCTTGTTTGCCTACTGAACTTGTAGAAAGGTTGTACCAAAGATGCAAAGAGCAATTTGGCTTGATTGAGGTGTAGTTGCTATGTATTTATGTGATTTATTGATGGTTTTAGATAATTGTGAAATTGAAATAGTCGATAAAGATGGCAAGCATATTGCTTATGGCACATACTTTAAAGATGTATTCCCTATCTCTAATCAAAAAGTGCTAAAAGTTACAGTTAGTCATTCTAATGTGGTTATAGTTTCTCTTAAATGCGAGGTAAATGATGAAAAAACAAATTAAATTATCAACTATTGCCAAAATTCAACGATGCACAATGCGAATTTTTGAGGCACAAGACCAAGATTACCCAGATTGTAGGGTTGTTGCGAGCAATGAAAGGGCTATACAACACTATTTAGATAATATTACAAGCGATGGCAATGAGCAAAGCGAAATATTAAAAGCCATTGAAAAGGAAAACTGGAACACAAAAGATTATACTTTTAAGCCAATTTGCGACAATTTACGACAACTTGGCTATGAAATTGTTGAGGGAAAATAATGAGTAGGTCTTTTAGAAAACCCGTATGCAAACTAAAAAATGATAGTTACTTTAAAAAACACTTTAATCGAAAGATTAGAAGGCAAAACACACCTATAAAAAGTGGAAATGATTATAAAAAACACAATTTAAGTTACGACATTTGCGATTTTAATACTGGTGTGCTCAGTAAAGATGACATAAAGCATATTTATGGCGACAAAGATTACAAAGTTAAAAGGAAATAATTATGAAAGAATATCACAAAATTGAAACTCTATTTGAGAGAGATGAAAAAACTAAAAAATTGATAACTGGCAAGTTTAGAAATGCCACAGTTGAGTTCTTAAAGGACAATGTTTGGGAATTTACCGAAAAGGTTGATGGAACTAATATTAGAGTGCATTGGGATGGACATAAAGTTTGGTTTGCAGGTAGAACTGACAAGGCACAAATACCTAATCACCTACTTGAAAGATTGAATGTATTGTTTGGTGGCGATGCAAACGAACAATTATTTGAGCAAAAGTTTGGCGAAACTGAAGTTACCCTATATGGCGAGGGTTATGGGCACAAAATACAAACAAATGGCTACATAGATGATGTCGATTTCATCTTGTTTGATGTTAAAATCGGTGAAAATTGGCAACCAAGAGAAAGTGTTGAAGATATTGCAACTTATTTTAATGTTGGCATTGTTCCTATCGTATTGTGTGGAACATTACAAGATGGTATTGATTGGGTTTTGAACAATCGAAAGAGTTTCGTTGCTAAAAATGGTGCCGACATCGAGGGTTTGGTTGCTCGACCAAAGGTTGAATTAAAAACTCGAAACGGTGCGAGAGTTATTGTAAAAATAAAATATAGAGATTTCTTTAATCAATAAGAGAGGTTTTATGGAAATGTTTGTTAAAGGTGAATTGCCAAAAAGTTGTTGGGAATGCCCTTGTTTTAGAAATGACCTAGAACAGGGTTGTGGGCTTGATGATGAAGGTAAAGATTACTTTTTAGATGAAATTGATGGTGGCGAATGTCCACTAAAATCACTTGCCGAGCACGATAATGATTTGCTCACAAAATTTGCAGATAGAATAAAAATGGCTTTCTATGTAGAATTTGATGAAATTATACCTTCAATAATGGCTGAGAATATAGAAAAAATCAAAAAAGAGGTTTTAGATGGCGAATAGACATTTATTGGCACATAATGACTTGCCAGAGTTTGAAAACTGGCTAAAAAGTAAAGGTTGGACAATCTTGGAGCCAGTCGGTGGTTATGAGGCTTTGAGGGCGACTAATAAGCCAGGTGGTTTTAGATACCCATTGATTGTGTATTATCGCACAAATGGTGGCAATGTACACTTATCTTTACTCGATAGAGATGAACACATAGTTGCACAATTCTATAAAGACAAAAAGTCGAAAAAGTTAGAGGTTGAACAACCCAAAGAGCCAGTTTGCACCCTCACCCTTGTCAAAAACCCAACAATGGAAGTTGTGCAAATAAACAATGTTGTGCAATTAGATTTGGCTAATATGAAAAAACTTGGCGATGATGTTAGCGATGATATGTGGAATTTTATATCAATAATCACTATTGAGAATGGCGAAAAGAAAAAGCAAGTTATTCGCCTAAAAGATATTTGGCAATTTACCATTGTTAGAGACAAAGGAGATACAAAATGATTAGTAATGAAAGGTTGAAATGGTTAATCGAAAATGAGACCTATGTTTATGCTTGTTCTTGTGGCGAAATATATGAACTTCCTCTCTCAAAACACGACTATATTTTTGAACAAGATGGAATGAATATTTACTCAAATTGCAATCTTAATGCTGATTTCTGTACATATAAACTCTTTGAAAAAAGAGAAGATGCCGAATTTCAGCGAGATTATGGGAAAATTGAAAGACTTGATAGTGTTTCTTTCCCTAACCCTTGCGAACTAGATAAAACTAGCAACTTCCAAGTGTATTTTGTCAACCCTCTTGGAAAGATTTATAGACTTATAGCAAGTTTCCCTAACAATTTTATTGGTATTCATAGTGTAGAAAAAAATAGAGAGGCTGAAACATTGTTCTTTAAGCCTGCAACAATAGAAAACTATTTACTGGCTTGCAAAAAGGCAAAATCTGTATTTTTAGGAGAAAAAGATGAGTAGACATACTTTAATTTCATTGATTATTTATTCGTTGGTTGGCACAACTAACCTTATATGTGCATTTGTGTGCGAAGTTAGTATATGGTCGGTTGTTGCTGCTTGGGTTTGTTATTTATTGTTTGCAGCACTAATAGTTATGCAACAAATAACAATTAAAAGAATGCAAGACCAACAAAAACTTGAAAGAAAAATTTTTTTCGATTTCTTTAATCACTCTATAAAAAGCACAAAGGAGCAAAATGATGACTTACAAAGAGATATTGAACAAGACTAGAATAGTTGGAGATTTCTTAGTTGAAACACCTATGATTGCCATTATTAAAGGTAGCAAAGATGGAATTTGCGAAATTAGTAAGGCTCGCCGACTTACCGACCAAGAGATTAAGCAATATGTGTGGCATTTATCAAACTATTTAATTGATAAACACTCAAACCCTTACACTCTTACAAATGGCGAAAAATCTTTAACATTAACACTTGCTGATGCAAGCCAAAGAGAAAAAGATTATGTAAAAGAACAACAAAATAAAGAAGGTTAAAGTTATGGCTGCTAAAAACAAAGATGAACTATATGAGGAATTTAAAAATTGGTTTGGGTGTAACTCTTTTTGCGATAAACAATCTAGGCAAATTTGTTGCCCTGAATTGATGACAAAATTATGTATACCAAAACAAAAATTACTCAACTATTTTTTAAGTTTACAAAAAGAAAATAAAGATTTAAAAGGAAAAGAATAATGCAATCAATACAAAGATGTAAAAAATGTGGCGACTTAATATGGTCTAGCAATGTGCACGATATGGTTTGGTGCAAATGTGGTGCTATTGCCATTGATGGTGGCGAGGACTATTGCAAGGTTACTGGCAATTTAGATGATATGGAAGATGTTAAACCTATTGATGCTTTAAATCAATTAAAAGACCTTGTTGTTCGCCTCTCAACCGAAATTGAGCACGCAAACGAGAAAATTGCAAACGAAAAGAAAGCCAACACCGAACTTACTGAAGATAATGTAAAACTCATTAGGCAACTTGGCGAAGATGTTAAAAACTTTGAACAATACGAAAAAACAACCATTCACCTTTTAAATATTCTTTCGGCTGGCATTATTTCTGCTATCGAATTAGCAGAAAATCGAGACCAAATGAAAGACCAAGTAAAGATTATTGTTAATCATATCATTGATGGAATAAAGGGGGCAAAATAAAATGACAGATAAGGAAAAATCTTACAAGATTAACTATTGGAAATGCTTTTGGGCTACATTTAAAGACACATTACAATGCTGGGGCGACCTTTTGGACAATGACTATCTTGGTATAATTTTATGCAATGTGATATTTTATTCCACTATTGTAATAGGTTTCCCTATCTTTCTAATTTTGGCACTTACTTGGTTTATAAAACGAATTGTATTGATTAAAAAAGAAACAGACAAATGTGCTATATGGTCTATGGTTAATCAAGGATATGTAAAGAAACTATCAAAACAAGAGCAAGCCATTGAGCACGAAAGGGTGTTAAAAAAACAAGAAAAGCCTATATGTGATGAAAGGGCTGCTAAAAAATTTAAAGTTGGCGATGAACTTTATACAGTTTTCAATAAAAAACAGGTTATAAGATTTTATGTAGACAAGATTTCTTTTAAAACTTATAAAGGTGCTGGCGACACAAGGGTTGGCATAAGAGAATATTGGTGTAATTGCAACACTCACAACCTACCTCACTCAAAACATTTTGGGAAATGGAGATGCCGACATAATCACAATTTATTCGATAATGAATGTGATGCTTTTGATTATTTGCAAAGAATTAGGAGGAAATAATGAAAATAAAAACAAAATACAATCTTGGCGATGCTGTTTGCTGCCATAACACTGCTGGTGAGTTAGTTGTTGGACTAATAGAGCAAGTTAAAGTTATAACCCATTTACACTATGATATGTTTACAATCTCTTATGTGGTTGTTGAGCCTCACGATTTTTTGAAGGAAATTGGCGAATACGATGAGGAATTTATTATTGGCAAGGCGACACCTAAAACAATAAACAAATTTTTCAGCCTAGATAATAAAGGAGATAGCGATGAGTAAAACAGGTTATTTTATAATGAGTGCAATTTTATTTGTCCTGGCTATTGGCTTTGCTGCTTGTGGTATTTTATTATTTATGGGTCTACCAGATGGTTATGTCGCTGGTGTAAACTCTACTGCCAAACACGATTTAATGGGCACAGGTTTAGTATTTTGTTTTATTTTTGCTATTGGCTGTTTGGCTGGTGCCATTGGAATGCTAGCCATAGGTTTAAGTCATAAGGAGTATTATTAGAAATGAAATTGTTAGAATTTATTAAAGAAAACAAAGATTGGGAAAGCATTTTGGCTGAAAAGCCATATTGTTTAAAAATAAAAAAAGATGATGACTACACCCTATTGTCTTACGACCAAATACATAGTGATTTCTACAATGAGGTTGTAAGAGAATGTCGGGGCATAATTTTAGAAAATAAAACCTTAACTCCAGTTTGTGTCCCTTTCTTTAAGTTTGGAAACTATGGTGAGGGTTATGTGTCAGATATAGATTGGGGCTCCGCCACCACACAAGAAAAGGTTGATGGCTCACTTATTAAGGTTTGGTTTCATAATGGCAAATGGCGAGTTTCGACAAATGGCACCATTGATGCTTATAAGTGTGATATAGGACAAGTTGATTTCTTAAAAATTGATTGCCCTTATAAGTATTTTGGCGATTTGTTTGATAAGGCAAAGGAAAATGCTGGCTTAAACTTTGATGACTTAAATAAAGACTATACATATATGTTTGAGTTGGTTAGCCCATATAACAAAGTTGTTATCGAATACAAAGACATTGAGATTTACCATATAGGAACTAGAAACAACAAAACTTTCGAGGAATTAAATGTTGATTTGGGTATTAAAAAACCAAAAGTGTTTAATTTGAGCACTTTGGAAGATTGCTTAAATTCGGCAAGCCAATTACCTTACAATGAGGAAGGCTATGTTGTTGTCGATAAATATTGGAACAGAATAAAAATTAAAAGCCCTCAATATGTCGCCGTCCATCATATCAAAAATAATGGCGATGTAAATATTGCAAGCATTGTGCAACTAATAAGAACTAACGAAATTGGCGAGTTTTTAACCTACTTTAAAGAATATGAGCACAATGTTAATATTGTTAAAAGCAAAATAGAGGCAATATTACAAGGACTAAATAATGGTTTAGCCGAAATTAGGAATAGAGAGTTTGCAACACAAAAAGACTTTGCCCTCGCTGTAAAGAATAGGCAATTTTCATCTTTCTACTTTTCTTGGCGAAAAGACCCTACTTTAACCCCAGAGAGTTGGTTTTGGGGAATGGAAAATAACAAAATTAAGGAGTTTGTAAAATGAAAAAGTTGGTTGTGCTAGTAGGTATTCCTGGCTCTGGCAAATCTTGGTATGCAAACAATTATCTTGCTAACGATGAAACTGAAGTCTTGTCTAGCGATGCTTTAAGAAAAGAGTTGCTAGGCGATGAAACTTGCCAAACAAACAATGAGTTGGTTTTCAGCACATTGTATAAAAGAGCAAAAGAGTTTTTACTAAATGGCAAAAATGTTGTTATTGATGCCACAAATATTAGTATGAAAGACCGAAGAAGAACATTAAGCCACTTTCAAGGTATGGAAATTGAAAGAATTGCCATTGTGTTTGCAACACCGGTTGACTTGTGCCATAAGAGAGATTTGGAAAGAGATAGAACTGTTGGCAAAGATATTATTAACAAATTTTTATGTAGATTTGAAATTCCTATGGAATATGAGGGCTTTGACAAGGTGATAATTGAGCCAGCCGCTCAAAAATATAATCTTGTTGGTCTTAGAATTGATATGGAAAGATTTAATCAACAAAACCCTCATCATAAATATACTGTTGGTCTCCATTGCTATAAGTGTTTCGAGTTATTAAAAGATAAAGATTGCGAGATGACTTTGATAGAGGCTGGGTATTGGCACGATGTTGGCAAAATGTTTACTCAAACATTTGATGATAACAAGATAGCCCACTATTACTCTCATCATAATGTTGGTGCTTATATATTTATGTGTAGCAACTGGCTTGAGACTGAGCAACCACCTTTGAGAGGCTTTATGCGAGAGATTGTGTTTTATATCAACTATCATATGTCGCCATTCTTTTGGAAGGAACAAAAAACTATCGACAAATACAAAAAGTTGTTTGGCGAAAGACTGTTTAACAATTTGATGCTACTACACGAATGCGATAAGGCATCAACTGGTGTTGGAGGTAAAAATGACTAAGAAAATAGACCATTTAGAAATTTTAGATGTTGTTTGGTATGATAATTTTGGTTTTATCAAAACTAAGGACACCACAACTGGCGAAATAAAGATTTTCGTTGGTGCTGGTGCGGGGCTTGAAGAAGATGATGATATTAACTATATCGTTTCGTGGGGACATAAATATTCGACTGAGCAATTTAAAAACTTACTTGAAAGATTTTCAAATTAGGAGAAATTATGGATAGAGATACATACATTTTTGATAGATTGTTTGAACATTATAGTGAAATCAAGGACAAATATGAGGTCGTTGGTATTTTTGTGCAAGGCTCACAAAACTATGGGCTAGACATATACGATGATGACTATAAAAGCGACATCGACACAAAGGCAATCGTATTGCCAAGTTTTGAAGATGTTGTTTATGGTCGCCCACCTATCTCTACAACTTTGGTTAGAGAAAATAATGAGCATATTGACATCAAAGATGTGAGAGTAATGTTGGACACATTTAAAAAGCAAAACATTAACTTTTTAGAAATATTATTCACTAAATTTAAAATAATCAACCCTAAATATAAAGATTTGATACAGCCACTATTTGATTATAATGAGCGAATAGCAAGGCTCGACATCAACAAGGGTTTAAATTGTCAATCTGGTATGAGCCAGCAAAAACTTGTTGCTTTAAAACACCCTTACCCTACAATAATCGACAAAATTGAAAAATATGGCTATGACCCTAAGCAGTTACATCACATTGTGAGAATGTTTGATTTTATAAACAAATATGTTAAGGGCAAACCTTATGCCGAGTGCCTAATTGCTGATGATAGAGATTATTTGATTAGCATTAAAAAAGGTGCATTGCCTCTCGACCAAGCCGAATGGTTGGCTAATTCGGTTAACAAATCTATCTACGAAATAGCAAAATTAAATCAATGCGATGGGCATTGGGTTGATAAGTTTGCCATTAAGGTGTTGGATGATGTTAAATATGCACTACTTAAACAATACTTTACTGAACAATTAACACAAGTGGAGGTTGCTGATGAGAGCGATAATGCTTAGTGTTCGACCCGAATGGGTTGAAAAGATACTTAATGGTGAAAAAACTGTTGAGATAAGAAAGTCAATGCCGAAGTATGACTTGCCTACAAAGGTTTTTATTTACTGCACCAAAGGAATAATACCGTGTATGTATGGATGGCGAAATGCTTTTTACCCACAAGACCCAACCCTTAGACCTCACCGATTAAATGGTAAGGTAGTTGCAGAGTTTACTTTGAAAAATGTGGTTAGGTTTGATATTGAAAGCCTTATGTTTTTAGGCAAGCAACAAGAACTTATGCAAAAATCTTGTCTTGGCGGAATGAGTTTAAGGAAATATTTGGGAAATAAGGTTGGTTATGCTTGGGGTATAGATGACCTAAAAATATACAATAAGCCAAAAGAATTGCACGAATTTGGTGTTTACGATGAAAGGTATAGCAGGGCTCGTAAATGCTCGATGCCTGGTTGGTTTCCGTTGAGGCGACCACCCCAATCATATTGCTATATAGATTTAAAAGATGAGGAGAAATAATATGCTAGATTTAAAAAAATATAGACCTATCATTATGATTAGAGACCGACAAAGTGGAAATGTTTTTGAGTTTGGTAGTTCGCACGATAGGTTGATTATAAGTGATGATAAAAGAAAACTCACCTACCTCAACCTACAAAATGGCGATGGCTCATCTTGTGGTGATTATGAGTTTTACTTTGAGCACGATGAAAAATTATGCGAGGAATATGGCTTTTATGAGAAGGCTGTATCAAACCAGCCAATCGAGAATTTAGACCTTATTGCCGAAGACTGTTTTGGTTGGCTAAAACAAAAAGGCTATTTGAATATTGAAGATACCGATGAGGCACTTACAAGTGTCTATAATGAAATGATAAAAGAATTAAGGAGACCACTAGAATGAAAAAGACAGATAAAAAGCAAGATGTGAGCAAACCTATTAGGGTGCCTGTTGACACCAAGCAAAAAATCGAGGCTATTTCCAAAAAGACACAATGGAAACAAATAGTTGTTATTCAAAATGCCATTGATTTGTTATATAAACAAGAATTTGGCGAGGCTTAGTGTATGGAAATAGAGGTAAACAAGGTCTACAATATGGACTGCCTTGAACTTATGCGAGAAATGGCACGGGGGGGGGTAAAAGCCGATTGGCTTATTGCCGACCCACCATACGGAATAGGTGTTGGCTCAATGCCATACACAAATGGTGTTAAAAGAGTTGGAAGAGCAGCAGCAAATCGTAGAGATTATAGCGATACTGGTGATTGGGATAAACAAAGGCTCACAAAAGAGTATTTTGACTTAATGTTTCAAGTTTCTAAAAACCAAATCATCTTTGGTGGCAATTACTATACCGACTACCTACCACCTACTGGCTCTTGGCTTGTGTGGGATAAGAGATGTGATGATGGAATGAGAAATGATTTCGCCGATTGCGAGTTGGCTTGGTGTAGTAAAGGTGTTGCACGTGTGTTTCACTATCTTTACAATGGAATGCTACAAGGCGATATGATGCACAAAGATGTTCGCTTTCACCCAACCCAAAAACCAAGTCAGTTATTTAAGGCAATATTAAACTTTTACACCAAAGAGGGCGACTTGATATTTGACCCATTCGCTGGAAGTTGTGTTGTTGAGGTTTGTTGTCATAAGATGCAAAGAAAATTTATAGGTTGTGAGATTAACAAGAATTATTACGAAAAAGGTATTAAGTGGCTTAATAAAGAAATGTCACAACTTAGTATTTTTGATTATCTTAAAACTGACAAATAGAGCATATTTTAACAAAAAAGGAATGAAAACATATGGCTGAACAACTATCATTATTTGAAAGTCTTGGTGATGGCTATGAAAATTGTAAGCCCCAAGTCAGCACAGACTGGAAATGGTCTATGAAAGATGATTACCCAGAAGAAAAGAATGGATTAAAGGTCTTTTCGTGTTTTTCTTGTGGGGGGGGGTCTACGATGGGTTATAAACTTTGTGGGTGTGATGTTATAGGTTGTTGCGAAATTGACCCCAAGATGAATGAAATTTACAAAACAAATCACAACCCTAAATATAACTTTGTGATGGATATACGAGACTTTAATAAGAAAGATGATTTACCACAAGAACTTTACAACCTTGACATACTTGATGGCTCGCCACCCTGCACCCCATTCTCTACTGCTGGACAGAGAGAAGAAAGTTGGGGTGTTGAGAAAAAATTTAGAGAGGGTCAAAAAGAACAAACCCTTGATGACCTGTCTTTTGTCTTTATAGAGACGGTAAACAAATTAAAGCCCAAAGTTGTGATAATGGAAAATGTTGAAGGGCTTATGAAAGGAAATGCTTGGAAATATGTGCAACAAATATATGCCAACTTCCACAAAATTGGCTACAAAGTTAAACATTGGTTGCTGAAGGGTGAACAAATGGGCATCCCTCAAAAGAGACATCGTGTTTTCTTTGTTGCTACTCGCCTAGACTTTGATTTAGATAAGATTGATATGTTTTTCAATTATAAGCCCATCACCTATAAAATGATTAAAGAAGGCAATTTAAACCCTATTGGGAAAGATACTATATACTACCATATTGCAAAACAAGCAGTTAAGAGCGATAAATCTATTGCTGACACACGAGTTCGATTAGGACAAAAAGGCAGTGCTTTCCAAACATTCTATATAAGAGATGATGATGTGATGAATACGATAAGGTCAAAACCAGATTTAATAGATTTAGAACACATTGCCTATGTAAGTAAGGAAACGATGCGAAATAGTCAAACATTCCCTATCGACTTTGACTTTTGCCCAAATACATATACAAATATCGGCTATGTGTGTGGAATGTCGGTGCCACCAGTAATGATGAAAAGGGTTGTTACTAGGCTGATTGAAAGTGGAATTTTTGAAAATCAATAAGGAGCGATTATGAAAATATGTGTTGATAAAATGCCAGAAACCAAGTCAATTACAAGAGTTACAGACAATGTAAATGAAGTTATTGTGAGACTTTGGTTTGAAACTGAGGAAAATGTTGAGATTAAACTTCTTGCCGAACACGATAAAGAAAAAGACCAAATTATTAAAATGCAAGAACTGGGAATTGAATATTGGAAACAACTGGCAGAGAGAAACCCTAATATTGACTATGCGATAGAAAATAGACAATTAAAGCAAGAAATTGAAAAATTAAAAAGCGAAGTTAGTGTTGGTGAGTTTTGGCATAGTGCCTATCAAGGCAAACAACTAGAATACGATGCTATTTATAAAGAACTTAGAGAAACCTATGACAAGATTGCAAAAATCAAACAACAAGCACGGAACGAGTTTATTGATGACATTATTGCTATTGGCGAAACAAGACCCTTGTATGCTGCCAACAAACACGGTGCATATAAGATGCTAATTATAGACCGAGATGAATTAGACCAACTACGAAATAAGGAGAGTAAATAATGAAATTTAAAAAAGAAACAACCAGTAGAGGTTTTAGTATTTTAAAGTTTAAAGATGACTACAACAAGGAATGTAGTTTACAAAGAAGTTCTAGTGTAGAGCCACATATTTGGCTTGGTATCGATAATATAGAGGCTCAAATTCAATGGATAGAGGCTCAAAAGTTAGGACTAGACCTAAAAAAGCAACACGAGGAATGCAATGAGTATGGCTGGTGCGATTACCCTATTCCAAAGGAAGTGATGATAACAACAAGAATGCACCTAACTAGAAAACAAGCATTAAAACTCGCAAAGAAACTAATTAAATTTGCATTGTTTAATAAAATTTAAGGAGAGTAAGCAGGCGTGAGTGATAGGATAAATTGTAGAAACTGCATTCATTTTAATGATTTAGAACATAGATGTTGCTTAAATGATGGCAAGACAATAAAAAGAGAATGTTATTTTACTCTAACCAATAGGAAACCAAAAGGCAAAGATGTCGTAATAGAAAAACTAAAACAAAAAATCGCAGAATTAGAAAAAGAACTCGAAAAATGCAATGAAATTATTGATGAAAGGCAAGATGATATTGAAACCTTATTCTTAATAAGAGATGAACTAGAAAAGAAACTGATGGAACAACCAAAGCAGATTATTGAGAAGATTGTTGAAAAATATAATCTTAATCGCAAGCCTATAATAGACAACTTTGGCAATGTTGCTTTTGGGTATGCAACAATAAATGCAGATAAATTAAAAGAATTTTTAAATAACTTATTAAAGGAGTATGGCAATGAAAACTGAAACTGCGTGGGTCATACAAAGAGATGATGGAAAGTTTTTAAGTAAACATTTTTTACAAAAGGGGCACTTTTAGACAAAATATTTGAATTGGAAAAGGAGAAATAAAATGAAAGTTTTATGTGTTGAAGATGGAAGTATTGATGTTGATGCTATAACTGAAATAGAAAATCGAAACTTAATCAATGGTAAGGTTTTGGTTTATAGACAAGGTAGTCGCCCACCATTCGTAATAGACATACCAAATCTTGGAACTCCAAGAGCATTAAAAGAATTGCGAGAATTAAAAGCAATGCTTGATAGAGATTTAGAGCACCATAAGTATGGAAGTTGTGAAATGTATGGGTTTATTTCAAATTACCTCACCTACCTAATAAAAAGAATAGACCAGATGGAAGATGAATTAAATTCAGTTGATGATAAAGGCGAATAATATGAATGAGAAACAGGTAATAAAAGCATTAAAATGTTGTATTGATGGTGAATGTGAAACCTGCCCCAACAAAGATGAATTAGGTAGTGGCGAGATTGTTTGTGTGGGTAGATTATTGCCGAAAACCCTAACTCAACTTAAACTTCTAGTAAGCAGGTGGAACAAATTAAAAAGGTGGTTAAATAAAAAAATGGAAACCTGCCCCAACTATGAATGGTATGACTTTGAAGAGGTTATGTGCAAAATGCAAGATTTGGAAAAGGAGTTTGATGTGCAATGATTAGCAGAGAGCGATTATATAAACTGATTAAACAACGTGCAAAAATCTATGGAATTGGTAAGCACGACAATGTTTTTTGTGTCGGCTTAAAATTTGCGAATTTTGACAAACAACCAAAAGAATGGCAAGAGCAAAAACTTGAAACTTATGGCAACTTTTTTGAAACAAGAGAGGATGCCGAAAAGCATTTGGCTGAAACAAAAGCAATTAAAACTAAAAGGTTGACTAAAAAAGAACTCTTAGCACTTAAAGCAGTTGTTTATGGGTGTAACACAAATAGAAAATGTGAGAACGGAATATTTTGTATTTGGGAAAATGTTGGCACCGATAAGGCAAAAATAAAAGAAGAAATACCTTTTTATGATGCTTTGGAAATGATGTTTAAGTTTATCGAACAGGAGGAAAAGAATGGGCAAGAAAATAACAATTAAGCCAAATGGCGAAATATTAACATTGGCTGATAGAAACCTTGAAATCTACAAGAGCCTTATTCCAACCCTCATTATTCAAGTGCAAAAGAAAGAAACCAATATGTATTTAAAGAAACCAATGCCTTTAAAGTTTGGTGCAGTTGTCAACAATAAGTTGCTTGAATTATTTAGAGCCTATGGTTTGATGACCGATGAAGATTTAGCCGACTTTGATGCTAATGATTTAAGAGATTACTACCAACACTTTATGGCTTTGATAAATAGAATAAGTGATGATATTGAAATTACACCAACTAAGCCCCTATTTTGTGCCTATATGGGCATCACAACAAAAATCTTTAATAAGTTTGAAAAAAGCACAGATGAGGAATTGAAAAAATGGGTTGATGCTATAAATGGTGATTTTGCCCATAGCATATTTGATAGTTCGCTACAAGGCAATGCAAGTGAAAAAACTGCCCTTGCTTTTGCATCTACCAAAGATTATGGACAAGAAACCGTGCAAAACGATTTTAGTGCAACCATAACAACCAAGCAAGAAATTGACTATACCCCTCAACAGGCAATCGAAATGGTGAACAATATTAAAGGCTTAATAGAAAATGCGAGTTCCAAGAAAATTAAAGAAAAGAGGAAATAATTATGACAAATTATCCTTTCAATGATTACACTACTGCAATAGAGGAATTATCGAAGTCGGTAAACAAGGTTTGCAGGACTAAGGAATTATGGTCTAATGATGAGTTGTGTTTGAAAGTGTTTGGCGAGTTTCATAAACTATTACACCATCAAATACATAAATTTTTGTCGCAAAATAAAACTGATGAAAAGGAAAATCAAATTAGACAACTAATCGCTGATTATGTAATCGGTCATAAAGATATTGGTGGCAAAAGAACATATCTTGGTATGATAATGGTTTTAAAAAAGAAAATCGAGCAACTTGAAAAAGCAAAGGTTAAAGATGAAAAAATAATGTTTCAATATAGCCTATTGTATGATGATTATTATGCCCTTGCTGCTTGTAGGTCAATGCAACACTTTGCTCTTTATATGGAATGGGACTTAGAGCCAAGCAAAAGAATATTTAACCTAACCCTTAATTGTTTCGGTGGCTACTGGTATTATGCGACCCAAGCGATATTAAATTTTACTTGGCAAAAGATGTTTACACAAGCCCCTACTGGTTATGGTAAATCATATAAAGATACTGTTACTATTGCTTTTATCTTTGGTTATGAAGTCGATGCCGATGTCTTAAAGGTAACTGGTAACCCTGCCAACTTAGCATCAAACTCGAATAGGCTTATTAAGTATATGCTTTCGCCTCGATATGCAAAAGTGTTCCCCTACTATGCTCAGTTTAATTGCGAAAGGGAAAAGATGTTTGATATTTGCCAAGTAGGTGGAAATGACAAACCTACTAGACTTTTAATTCACGGTAGCGACAAGGGTGAAAGTTTGCTTTTTTGCAACAAAATGACACCCATTGATGGTAACAGATATAAATACAAATTTTACGATGATGTTACCAAGTCAAAAGATAAGGCAAAAATTCACATACACGAACAAGATGTTGAAATGTATGATAGTGAATGGGAACGAAGAAAATATGATGATTACCACAACTTAGAGTTCTTTACTGGGACTGCCTACCACAATGAGGACTTTTTATGTACCATCAAAAGGCGAAATGGTGGCGATAATGCTATTCGTTCTTCAGTAAACAAATATACCCACGTCAACACTCAATTCAAATCGGTGTTTGTGCAAGTTCCAAAACTTGATTATGATACTGATAAAATAACATTCCCCGCAATGTACTCGGAGGAAAAAGCCAAGAGAAAGAGAGATGAAAACCCAAGAGAGTTTTATTCTATGGACCAGCAAGAGCCAATGCCTATTGAAGGTTGCCCTTTCGATTACAAAAACATATTGACCTATTCATCTATTCCTCATAAGAAAGATGGCGATATGGAAAGTGTCTATGCTGTCCTAGACCCTGCTAGAACTGGTGCCAACTATGTCTCAATGCCTATTTGTGTAAAAATCGACAATTTGCACTATTTGAAAGATGTTATTTTTGAAATGAGACCGATTGAGGAATTGCATAATGAAATCGTTGAAAAGATAATTAAACACAAAGTAACTCAGTTTCATATCGAAAGAAATACTGATACAAGTTTAAAAACCTTACTAGAAAAAATGTGTAAAGAGCGAGGCTACACAAGTTGTACCTTTACTGAAATTTACACCACTAAGGTTAAAAAAGATAAGATTGCCGACAACGAGGCAACAATTCGTAACAATATGGTGTTCCCTGAATTTACAATGTATGGAATTAAACACCAAATGCGAAACTTTATGAAATATTTTACTGGCTACTCATACTTAACTAAAAACAAATACGATGATGCCCCAGATGCAGTGGCAATGTATGCAGAGAAATTTGTAAGGTTAAACGGTGGAAATCACAAAGCCTATACTTTACAACTCTAAAAACTGACAAATAGGGTATACAAATCGCCGAAAATGACACATAAAATTGACAAAATTGATTTTTCGTGTTAGTATAGTGGCGATTATATTTAGGAGAAATGATTGTGGCACAAAAACTTTATTGTCCAGTTTGCCATAAACAACTTATAAAAAATGATGACCTTGTTATCGACAAAAAGGTTGTATTTAATTTTGATAAGGTGCAAAACACAGATAAGCCTATCAAAAAAATAAGATGTTTCAACTGCAAACGATATGTAAAATATTACATTGAAGATTAGTTTTAATGGCAACTTGCGAAGTCAAGTGTCAATATTAGGTGCGTAGATACCTTTTCACTCTTTAAGAGGGTGATTTCGTATTTACGCACTTTTTTTATAAAAATCTTATGGGAGGAACAAATGGCTAAGCCTTACAATTACAAGTTTAGGGGTATTCCTAAAATACAAATACCCAAAACCGATAATGACTTTTTACCAACAAATAAATATGGCTTGGACATTATAAAAAAGTACCTGCCAACCATATTACAACAACATAAACAAAGTAGAGAAAAAATCAATTACTTACACGACTTTATGTTGGGCTTGCAAGATATTGCAAACAAAAAACGACTTTACAACAAAGACGTTAAGAACAATAACAAGGTTAGTGAAAACCACGCATATAGACACGTCAATTTTAAAGTGGCATTTACCACAAGCGAGAGAAGGACATATTCTCACAAGGGCGATGTTAAATGCGATGATATGATTTTCCTTGATAGATACTTCGATGATGTTGACTTTTTCGCAAAAGACAAGAATGTCAAAGAGTGGATATATACTTGTGGTGTTGGTGTTACCTACCATTGCCCAAGAACTGACATCATTGAGAAAAAGAAGAAGAATGGCATTGAATACTATTCATATAAGACCAAGCAAGATGGTTTCGATATTGAGACAGAGGCTCCTTTTGAGTTTAATGATGTTGACCCACGAGACAACTTTGTTGTTTATTCAAGTGTTCGTGGCAATAACCCATTGTTCTGTGTTTCTCTTGTAAAAACCGAAAAACAAAGCCTTGTAGATGTGCCAATTACTGGCGACAACTATGAATACAAAATTTACATAGAAACTAGATATGCTCGTTTCGTTGCTAGATGTGGCTATTCATTTGACGGCTTTGATAACCTAGCCTTTGAGGTTGGTAAATCATTCTTTGATATGCCTATGGTTGAGCATTGTGTAAATAGTGCTCGTATGGGTGTTGTCGAACTTAATAGAGACCTATTCAACTGTATCAACACACTTGTTTCAAATGTGATAGATATGATTGTTGATGGTGCAAACATTATCCTGGTTTTCAAAAACACCGACATCTCGCAAAAGATTATCGATGATATGAAATCGAAGGGTGCATTAGTGTTGAATGATAACCCAGAGAACAAAAACAACTCGGAGGCTAAACTCGATGTTATTACCATAAAAATTGACTTTGCAGGCTTAAATTCATTTTACGAAGAAAGGCTTACACAAGCCTATGACATTGCTGGCGTACCCCTAGCCAGTGGACAAGTAACGAGTGGTGGTGATACTGGACAAGCGAGATTGCTTGGTGGCGGTTGGGAAAATGCCCACACCATCATTCGTAACGATATTACCACATTGCTTAAAGGCGACAATGATGTGCTGAAGGGTATTCTAAAAATATGTAAAGAAATTCCTAGTTGTCCTGTTAAGAATATTGCAGCGAGCCAAATACAAATCAAATATCGCATAAATCAAAGCGACAATATGCTTGTTAAGGCTCAATCTATTGCTCAACTTTATGGTGTAAATATGCCAAAAGAAGAAATCTTAAAGGCTACTAACCTATTTGATGATGTTTGTGCACTTGCTAAGAAATGGGAACAACAAGACCAAAAGGCAAGAGAAACAAAAGCCAAACAAGAAATCAAAAAACAAGATGTTGCCGACAAAGATGACGGAGACACGACTGGTGGCGACAATAATGTCGGTGCCAAAAACGATGGTAAGGACAAAAATGTCCCTACCAAAGACAAACAAGATAATTCCTCGCAAGAGTGATTATAAAAGTGAGCACACACTCTAAAAGCAAAAATTTCTCGTTGCTAAGCGAGATTTAAAGAAGTTAGCCACACAAAGCACGGAACTGACCGGGCATTTATAAATCAAAGTTAGTGTGATAAGGAGAATGTAGTGTTAGATTACAAAAAATTGCTTGGCGATAAGTACAACGAAAGTTTAAAGCCAGAGGAAATTTTGGCACTTTTAAATGGGTTGAACTTGGCAGACCTATCTAGTGGCGAATATGTTGCAAAAGGCAAATTCGATGCAAGAGAAAGTGAAATCGCAAATCTTAAAAAGGCTATTGCAGAATACCAAGAAAAGGAAAATGCAAACCTTACAGATGCTCAAAAGAAAGATTTGGAACACCAAACTTTAATTGAGGAAAAAGAGAAACTTGAAAAACAAGTTGCTGAGTTTAAATTTAAAGATGAACTTATCAAAAATGGTTTCTCTGCCGATGAGTGTGCAAAAATCGTTGAGGCACAATCAAAAGGCGAAAGTATTGTTTCAGTATATGCAAACATAATGAAAACAAGAACTGAGGAGGCTACAAAGTCAGCAAAGGCTGAAAGCATCAAAAAAAGCACCCCACCTGCTCCGCAAGGCGATGATTTGCTTGGTGGTTTAGATGAGGATGATGAAGATGTTGCTTTCGCAAGAGACCTTGCACAGTCTAACCAGTTAGATGGCAAGAGTATTGATGCTATCAAAGGGGCTTACTCTTCGCTAGGCAAAAATGACTAGCCCCAAAAAATAAAACTTAAAGGAGTAAAGTATGAAAAAAGAAACTTTTGGTGCAGATAAAAATATCTTAATCGCACCGGAACTTGCACATACTGTTGGTTGTATCGTTGGGAATACTGGCGTTAGTGCTGACAGCGATGGCAAGAAAATCATTAAGGCTGGTACTCCTGTTGGTGGAACAGTAGACTGCTTGACTGATAGACAAACAGTTTTAACTGTAACTAACGGTGCTGATACTGGTGCAAATTCACAAGGTGTACTATTACACGATGTAGATGTTACTGAAGGTAACGGAAATGCAACATTAGTTGTTGCTGGTATTGTCGATGTTACCAAACTTGAAGTAGAAGTAGCAGATGCTGCTAAAACTGCTTTAACAAAAATTATGTTCCAAAATGGGAGGGATGAATAATGCCTAAATCAATAAGCGAATTAGTTAAAAGTAAGACATTAGCAACATATTGGTTAGTGTCTCGCCAACACAGAGCACCATACTTTGGTGAAAGCAAGTTCCCATCAAAACAAAAATTAGGACTTGATTTATCTTGGATTAAAGGTGCTAGAAAAGCCCCTGTTAAATTAAGTCTTTCTGCATTCGATGCGAAAGTTGTTCCATTGAATAGAGGTCAAATTGCTAAGTTACAAGCAGAAATGCCTTTCTTCAAAAATAGCAAAGTTATCGATGAAAGACAAAGACAAGAACTTAACAAACTTATCGGTAATGCAAATAATGATGCTGCCGTTAAAATCATCTTAAATGATATTTTCAATGACAAATTAACTCTTGTAGAAGATGCTTTATTGACATTGGAAATTATGCGTATGCAAGCACTTACAACTGGTGCTATCGCATTAGCAGACAATGGACAATCATACTCTTATGATTATGAAGTTCCTGCTGAAAACAAAGTTGTTCCTACTTTAAAATGGGATGACTATGCAAATGCTGACCCAGTCGCTGACATCAACAACTGGTTAGATGCCATCGAAAGAAAAACTGGTGTTAGACCAAGAGAGGCTATGTTAAATAGTGTTACTCTTGGACACTTGAAGAAATGTGATGCAATCAAAAATGCAGTATATTTCCATAGTGATAGCAACCTTAAAATTCCAGCAATGGGCACAAAAGCAATTTTGAAATTCTTGTTGGAAGAAACTGAATGTACTTTCTATGTAAATAGCAAATTGTACGAAAACGAAGGTAAACAAGTTAAATTTGTTGCTGATGGTACTGTTGTATTTATGCCAGAAACTCCACTTGGTAACACTTGGTTTGGTACTACACCAGAAGAAAGTGATTTAATGGGTGGAACTGATGCTGATGTTACAGTAGTAGAAACTGGTATTGCTATTACCACAACAAAGAAAACTGACCCTGTAAATGTTGAAACAAAAGTATCAATGATTGCTCTACCATCTTTCGAGTTGGCTGAACAAGTTATCATTGCTAGTGTTTTAACTGCTTAATAATCTGGTAGGTGAATGTTATGGAAAGTTGGGTTGTCATTAAGAAAGGTAAGCAATTAAGCAAAGTTCCATATCAAGCATTTAAAGATGTGTTTGAGCAATGTGGCTTTGTCATTGTGGACAATCTTAGTGGAGACCCAACTTTTTCTCATTCTAATACTGAAAAAGTGGTTGAAAATGCTGATGTTGAAACTAATAACAATTTAAACGAGGAGGTTAAAGCAAGTGAACGACCAAAGCGAAATAAAAGCCAAAATAATCGAAATCGTTAAATCTGCCCTAGACTGGTTTGATGATAAAGATTATGAAAGAGCCTATGGTTATGCCCTAGCCGAT